ATGCCGGTATTATCAGATGATCTTGTGATTTCAAGTGCAAACCCTGGAGCAATTGAAAACATAAAAATATTAAATACTGGATTTGGTTACGATCCTACATCTGTTATAGTAATTGATGGCGATGGGTCATCTGTTTCAGTCGCACCTAAAATAGATTTAGGTGTGTTATATGATGTTGTTTACTATAATACAGGAATAAATTATAGATATGCAACAGCAAGTTTAATAGACAATACTGGTAGAGGTAAATATGCAAACATACAACCAGTAATAAGTCCTCAAAATGGACATGGGTATGATCCTGTTTTAGAATTAAATGCAAGTCTGTTAATGATAAATTGCAAGACAACTTATACCGAAGGATTTGGAGATTTCCCTGGAAGTTTTTCCTATCGCATATTGGGCATTGTAAAGAACCCAATAAATGCAAATGGATTAGTCTCTACATCAACAACACTAAATGCGTTATCAGGCATAACACTAAGATCTGCATCTAACAATTTTAATCAGTATGAATATGTACAAGGCGGGCTTAGTAGCGCAAATGCTTATGTAGTTGTGTCTAATGTAACTGGGGGAAATGGGTATGTTAAATTTATTCAAAATTTTGATTTAACAAGTAATTATAGTAGTTTTATTCCTGGCGAAATTATTATAGGAAAAACATCAGGGGCAATAGCAACAGTTTCAAATTTATTGTATCCCGAAGTAATGAAAAACACAGGCGATATTCTTTACATAGAAAATAAGTCTCCTATAACTAGAACAACAGAACAGACAGATAATTTACACCTTGTAATAGAATTTTAAGGAAAACAAATGGCAACAACTGCAACATTAAATTTAGTAACTGCCTCAGCTACACCCGAAACAACTAAAGTTACTCCATATTTTGATGATTATTCGGAAGATAAAAACTTTCACCGCGTATTGTTTAAACCGGGAGTGGCTGTTCAATCTCGTGAATTAACACAAACGCAAACCATATTACAGAATCAAATTAAAAGAGTGGGTGATTATCTTTTTAGTGACGGTCAAAAAGTAACGGGATCTAAACCAAGTGTAAATTTAGATGTACGTACTGTAAGGATAACAGGCAGGAATACTATAGGTCAACCTATAACATTAGACGATTGTTTAGAAAAATATGTTACTAGTTTAAATTCTGAAATTGTGGGGTATGTTGAATTTGTATATGAAAAAGATGACCCTGTAATAGATGATCTGCCATCGGTTGTTATAAGTTTGAAACGGTATAATACTACAAATAATGGAATATTTGCAGAAGGCGATACTTTATATTTTCATGATACCTATTCTCAGGCATTAAATGGTATAACAACGTCTTTGGTTTCTGTTGTAGAAAATAATATTGTTAAAAATGCAATAGGTACTTGCACACCTTTTTCCAAAATAATTAATATATCCACAGCGAGTACATCCATTGAGGTTGGAGATTTAGTTGTACATCCAAATATAACTAAAACAATTTATGTAACTGAAATAATTAATCAAACACAGTATGCTATAAGCGAAACGCCAGCAACATCATTTTCTGGCGAAAATATTCAATTTACTAAATTATCAACTTGCCCATCATCAATAGTAACCCAAGATGAAACTTATTTTTATAAAAATGGGTTTTTAGTTAAATGTCCTAGACAAAAAATTGTCCCAGACAAAAACACATCTTATCCATCTAAAGTTATTGGCCTATATGTTACAGAACAAATAATTACAAGCGATGATGATGCATCACTATTAGATCCTGCTCTGGGTAGTTCCAATTATTTTGCAACAGGGGCAGATAGATTAAAAATTGATTTATCCTTAACAAGTTTTGATATGGATATTAATAGAAAAGCAGACACAGAACAAATAATTATACCTGTGCTCGTTTTTAATAAGGGGTTAATTGAATATGTGCCTGAAACAACAGTATCTAGTCAAATACAACAACAAATAGAACAAAGAACATTTGATGAATCTGGTAACTACGTAGTTAAACCATTTATCATTACTCCGACAGGATCTGTTGAGAATGATACACTATTGTTTAATGTATCTAGCGGTAGGGCATATGTTGCAGGGCGTGAGATAAGTACTATTTCTGGTACAGAAATATCTTTACCTAAAGTAACTGCAACTGATACTAAAACAGGATATAATATTACTACATCACAAGGTAATTATATTAAAATAACTGATCTTAATTATGCTGGCAGTAATATGCAATTACCAATAATACAAACCAAAGTACAGGGAGAAATGTATTTAGAAGTACATAATGTTACAAATCCAACCTCGGCAAATTCTGCAAACACAAAAGTGGGAACATTATTATTTAAAAGTTTAGAGTATGATAGTTCCTTGGGCGCTAATTCAAAAACACAATTTAAATTATTTTACCATTATTATTCCCCCGTAATTGAAGCACCACTTACGTGGGCAGCATGGAGTACTGAGTATGGTATATCTGTTGCAGATGGACAATATATTGCAAACGTATTGTATTCTTCGCCTGCTGCTAATACGTTATTAGGGAATTATGGCGTTGCCAGTACACCGTGTTTTGCATTGTATAGAGAACCAGATTCCGGCGGGGTAGCATTTTGGTATAATACATGGCATGGTCAGGATGGCCGGGATATTGAAAAAACAAAATCAAGATTGGCTAACTATCTATTAGCTACTCCTACAAATTCAGATAGTGCTAGAATGTTATCCAATACTAAAGCATTTCTTTCTTTTAATAACGGCAGTCCATTTATAGATGGATTATTAAATGTAAATCAGGTTAGGAGTATTATTGGTGTAGCAAATGACAAAACATCCCATTATACCGGCGCGGCATATACTGATCCAATATTTTATGCAAATGTTGCAGCTTCCGCAATAGATGCTCAAAATAATTTAATTATTTCAGATCCTAGATCATCGGATTTATTAGTATTTCGTATACCAAAAACTTCGGTTAAATCTGTAGACAATTTAAGAACAACATATAATAAAACGGTTCGGGGCGCAATATTTACTGCAGGCATATTTAGTAAAAGTGTAACTGATCCTGAAACTTTTGCATTAGGTGATGGTGTGGTAAATCCAAGCACTGCAAGAGTCAATTTTATTATTGCCATACGAACAGGCGCAACTGCAAATGTCCCATTAGGCGTTTGGAATTTTGAAAGAGGTACTGCTACAATTTCTCAAGACTCTACAATTTTGACAGTAGATTTGGGAGATGCAACTTTTACAGGCGTGGCTGATATTGAATATGTTGTAGAATCCAACGCACTTCCTCCCAGAATTAAAACTCGAGTAAAGAATGCATATCAGTTTGCAAATGTTAATGTTGTAGATTATAAGTATAGTACTAATATTGCAGATATTGAAATCTACAATGGGGTTTTTAAATTAAATACCTCCGACAAATTTAAGGGAAATTGGCAATCCAATGTAAGCTACACATACAATGATGTTGTAGTTGATAATGGTTCTACCTATAGAGCAAGCATACCTAGCTCAAATATTGCTGTAACCAGAGCAAATACTTGGACAGAATTAACAGATATTACTAGTAGTCTTTGGATATTATCAAACGGACAAAAAGATGGTTGGTATGATCATGGATATGTACAATACGTAGGTTCATCTGCCGCTTTACCTGGTAATGTTTTAATAACATATGATTATTTTACTCATGCAGGAGAGGGACCTTGTACTGTAAATTCATATCCAGCAAATACCAGAATTTATGCATATAATTCTGTAATAGATGCAAAACAATATAACTTAAGAGATTGTTTAGATTTTAGACCGAAGCGTGTTAATGGAAGCCAATATCTAAACTTCGAAACTGCAATTTTTCCAACCTCTGCAGTAAATACAGAGGCAGATGTAACATATTTTCTTGCAAGAATAGATAAATTATATGTTACTGCAGATTCAAGAAATTTTGAAAATCCATATAGTAGATTATATGTGGAACGAGGTGTTGAAGCAAATAATGCAAGAAATACCACAGACTCCTATCAGGATAAATTAAAACTTACCATAGCAACACTATATATCCCTCCATATGCCACTTCATCTTTTGATGTAAAAATTGTATATGAGGACAGTCGTCGTTTTACTATGAACGACATTAACAAGTTACAAAGAGCAACAATATCACTAAACAGAAAAGTTAGAATACATAGTGTAGAAATTGCAAATCTTAAAAATCCAGTTTTAAATGATGCAGGTGATAATTTATTAAAGACCGGTATACTCATAGAAAACTTTACAGACTTTTCTAAAGCAGATTTAACTAACCAAGATTTTTTATGTGCTTTTGATGTTCGAGCTGGTATATGTTCTCCTCTATTTACAGCAACAGATATGCCGTTAGAAATAACTTCGGCTACTAATTATAGTATTAACGATGGAATAATTACTGCAAAATACTCTGAGGAAATATTTACAAGTCAATTAGAAGCTAATCATTATGTGAATCCAAATCCCGGGGGCATTAATAATGGAAGAGGTAGATCTAAGTTAGGTAAAAAAAGCTCTTTCGGAGTTAATTTATTACTAACTCTTGTACTTGGATTTGCTGCATTAACTGCATATTATTATTTTGGTGGAGCTGCGCTTGTAGGTATCACGTCAAGTCTAGCAGCAGGTTCTATTGGATTATCAGTAGTCGCGGCATATAATACGGTAGTTGCTGGTATTAGTGCTGCGAGTACTTGGGTGTATAACGTGGTTCTTGCTAACCCATATGTATGGGTTGCAATTGCAGTTATTGCTGTACTAGAAATTGCAGGGGTTGACGTTGTAGGCCTTATAAGCGATACTGTAGATAGCGTGGGAGAC